TCTATCGAATACCGCTTCACGTGTCCGGTATGGATGCGTGAGAATGCCCGTCGTGGTCTGGATTGGCATGAACAAGGTCTGTCTGGTGACGGAGTTGTTGAGCGTACCGTTAGGGAAGCCAAGGCAATGGCTGCCGGAGTTGGTAGAGATCTTCTATCGAATACCGCTTTACGTGTCCGGTATGGATGCGTGAGAATGCCCGTCGTGGTCTGGATTGGCATGAACAAGGTCTGTCTGGTGACGGAGTTGTTGAGCGTACCGTTAGGGAAGCCAAGGCAATGGCTGCCGGAGTTGTTAGCGAAGACAAGGTTGTACGTATGGCGGCATGGTTCGCTAGACATATGTCTGACCTATCGGCACCGGCTGCGAGTCCAGATCATCCAGACTTTCCCAGTCCTGGTGTCGTAGCACATGCGCTATGGGGTGGCGGTACTCGTTCGCAGAGTCTTCGCGCTAAGGCTTGGGCAGAAGCCAAACGTGACCAACTGAAACGTACTATGGAGTTTGCTAGTATCAGCGAGGTTGTCGTTATTGATGACGATAACCTATTGACGCAAGAAGAGCAAACAGATACGCTTGGATGACTGCGATGCAAAGACTAGCAATCAATGGCGCAATCGTTAGCGTACGTGCTATCGGTGATGATGTCGGCAACGATGCCGCACCTATAATCGAAGGCTACGCTGCGTTGTTCGATGTTCCATCACTTCCACTTGAGGCAGATGAAGGAATGTCGTTTGTTGAAACGATCAGAAAAGGAGCGTTTAGTCGCGCAATATCGGAAAAGCAAGATGTTCGATGCTTGTTCAATCATGAGTCAGATTGGGTACTAGCACGAACGACATCAGGCACGCTAACGCTACGTGAAGACGAGCGTGGCTTATGGTTTACGGCAACGTTGCCGTCATCAACTCGCGCTACGGATGTCTATGCGTCTATTCAGCGTGGTGACGTAAGCCAGTGCTCATTCGCGTTTCAGGTAAAGTCAGATACGTGGCGCACACAAGATGGTAACTTCTACCGTGAAGTGGTTGATGTAGACTTGTTTGACGTTGGGCCAGTTACGTTCCCAGCCTATACGGCAACAAGTGTTCAAACACGAGTGCGTATCCCATCGTCTATCATTCAACCAGAACCACAACAACTAACCAAGCCACATTCGTGGTATAAGGCACGCGCAAGGGTACTGACTCTGGCGCAACAATACTAAGGAGAAGGCAATGCCTACGATCAGCGAACTGCGCGAAAAGCGCAATAGTCTGGCTACCGAGTTGCACACGACTGTCGGTGGCGAATGGGACGCGACTACTGAAGACAAGTTCAACCGCTTGGACAACGAGTTGCGAAAGGTTGATGCTCACATCGATGCAATGAAACGAGCAGAACAACTTGAGGCAACCGTTATCGCTAGCGCAGGTGTTCCTGTCGAGACTGCGCCCACATTGACTGACGTTCGTTCAAGCCGTGTTCCTACGTTCTCAGCCGAAGTCCAGCGTGAAGGTGTTCGCGCCTACTTGCGTGGTACTTGGCAGAACGCTTCTCCAGAAGTGCGCGCATACGTCAATCATCAGATGAATGAAGAGCGTGCGCAGTCTGTAGGAACGAACTCGGCAGGTGGCTTCTTGTTGTCTGGTGAGTTCGCTACGCAACTCGAAGATGCTCGCAAGTTCTATGGTGCGATGATGGGTGTCGCTACCAACTATCGTACTGCTACGGGTGCGACACTTACGTTGCCTACCGTTGACGATACTTCTAACACTGGCGCAATCATCGCTGAGAACGCACAGGTTAGCGAAGGTGCGATGACATTCGCGCAGACCACGATCAACTCGTATACCTACACTTCCAACCTTGTTCTGGTTAGTTACGAGTTGATGCAAGACAGCGAGTTCCCTTTGGATGCGTTTATCGCTAACAAGTTGGGTGAGCGTCTCGGTCGCATCAACAATACGCACTGGACTGTCGGCACTGGTTCGTCACAGCCTCATGGTGTGGTTGTTGGAGCAGCATCCGGCAAGACTGGCGCAAACGGTCAGACTACTACTGTCGTATACGCTGACTTGATCGACTTGCTTCACTCTGTCGATCCTATCTATCGCACGAATGCCCGATGGATGATGAACGACGCTTCGGTAGCGAAAGTGCGTAAACTTGTTGATGGACAGTCGCGACCACTTTGGGAGCCAAGTCTACAAATCGACAAGCCAGACACTCTTCTAGGCTACCCTGTAGTTATCAATCAGGATGTCGCATCAATGGCGGCAAACGCTAAGTCAATCCTGTTTGGTGACTTTAGTAAGTACATCATCAGGGATGTCGCAGGCATTAGCGTTGTCCGTTTGCAGGAGCGTTACGCTGACTATCGGCAGGTTGGCTTCTACGCTTTCCTGCGTACTGGTGGACGACTGCTTGATGCCGGTACCAACCCTGTGAAGTACTACGCAAACAGCGCAACCTAAACAGTCAGCGCAACAACTTCATAGCGTCTGCGACCTGTCGCGCCTAACGTGGCGGGCAGGTCGCTGTCGTATAAGGCAGAAAGTCAATGCCTCCTCCAACCGATATCTATGTAACTGAAGACGAACTAAAAGCACAACTCGGTATTACGGATGCCGTCGACAACGACATGATCACGCGCATCTGTCATGCCGTTAGTCGACAGATTGATGACTACCTTGGCGCTACCGTTCAACCAGTGACTACCACGAAGTACTACTCACCAGTTACGCCATACCGAGTTATGACTGATCCGTATACGACACTTACAACTGTCGAGTACTGCCCAGACGGAACTGGTACTACGTGGACTGTGATGACTGGAACGGAAGAGTACCCATACAACGCGCCTAGCGAAGGCAGACCGTACACGAGTGTCGTTATTCCATACGCTAGCATCAACTCTTTTCCGATGTATGAACGAAGCGTCAGGATCACGGCAGTATGGGGACATGGCGCAACCGTTCCTACTGCGATCAAAGAAGCGGCAATCATGCAGGCATCGTTAGTTATGCGTTCACAACTAGCGGGTGGCGCGCCTATCGCTGGTGGTGCTGACTATCAGCAGACGTTAGTCACGACTGGTCTTCATCCATTCGTCAAACAAGTTCTCAATCCTCATCGCACTGGTGCGACATTCGGAATGGCATAACGAATGCGCGTCTATATTCGCAAGGAAGGTGCGCAAGTTATCATCCGTGCGCTAAACGGAGAGAAGTTATTCGTTGACGCAATACAACATCTGTTAGAGCAAGCGGTAACGCGCGGTATGACTATCGCAAAGTCACGCGCACCCGTAAGCGATCCTAGCGAACAACGATCAGAGATGCACCTACGTGATGCTATCGTTTCACGTATGTTCGATCCTAAGGTTAAGCGTGGTAAGCAATGGCTTCAAGGATCAGTTACTGGTTATGAAACTAATCCAGACTTTCGATACGGATGGGCGCTGAACTTCGGCAAACAGATTGCGTATAAACGTGGACCACGAGCAGGAACGACACTTGGACCATACACGTATCGAACGGGCACGAAGCGTCGCAAGGGTAAGCCAACGCTAAACTGGTTCACTGGTTCAATGAAACCATTACGCTTCTTTATACGCAGTAAACTAAAAGGCACCGAAGCAATGATTATGCAGCGATGGCTTGCTGAAACGAGTTCAGCCAAATGACTGTCGTTAGTGCCTTGACTACTATTGCGCAACACGCGAAGGCAGCGGCTGACGCATCGCAGATGTCTATCGTTCGGTCAACGTCTATTCATACGACACCTCCAGAGACTGTCGCAACCTTCCCAGCAATCATTCACGTATGGGATCGTAGTTCATTCAACCAGTTCCCTTATGGTCAAACACCAACTGGCTTTCAATCAGAAGAGGCAACGATTGTTGTATATATCTTGACGAACGCGCCAACGATGTCGCGCGCACAGTCGCAGTTGCTTCCTATCGTCGATGCCTACCGCACCTTTATCGCGCAGCACCAAGCATTGTCAGATACGGTACGACAAGTCATTCTGACAAGCGCAACGCAAGAAGAAGTAGAGTACAACGGTAAGTCATACTATGGTGCGACGCTAACGTTGGACGCACGCATATACCACGCAACTACGTGGGTGGAGTAACATACAGATGAAGTTGATGCCGCCAGTAGACGTTACGTTTGCGGATGTCGCAACCGCAAACGCAACCTACAAGATCACGTCAAAGACTAAACTGATCGAAGTGGTCGCTGCTGATGTCGAAGACTTGAAACGTATCGGTTGGCGTGAGCCAGTAGACACGACAACCTCTGTCGATGCGGCACCGAACGCTACCGACACGTCTGCGCCTAATAGCGAAGGATAAAGAAGATGCCAGTTGTTTCAAATACGTTTGTACAGTTGGGCAAGGAAAGTACGTGGGGAACAGAAGTCAACGCGACAGACATCATCCCTGTCACGTCTGATCCCACGTTCACGACCGAGTACAACGCTGTCCGTGATAGTGGCAGGCGCGGTATCGCAGCGATGGACTATCAGTTGCTTCAAGGTGGTGGACGTTCTACCGTTAGCCTTGAAGGGCCAGCCTACCCATCGACTATCGGTCATTACCTGATGGCTATCATGGGCACTGATACTAAGACTGGCGCAAGTGTTCCATACGTTCATACGTTTACGCTTGCGGCAGCAACTCCTTCATACACAATCGAAGACGTCAACCCAACGCAAGATCGTACCTATACTGGTTTGAAGTGTTCAGAAGTTGGCTTTACGTTCAACGCAGCGGATGGACTACTTCAGGCTACGAGTTCATGGACTGGCAAGATACCAACTACCAATACACGAACGACAAGCCTAACGGCAACGACGGAGAAGCCATGGATTGGCATTGACGCTAGCGTATCGCTAGGTGGTAGCGTAGTCGCGCGCGTGACTACGTTTAGCCTGACGTTGGCGCGTTCTACTGATCCTATTCACGCGACTGGTTCACGTGATCCTATTCGGATTGACGAGGGACCACTAGAGGTGACGTTTAGCGTAGCGTTAGACGCTGGCGCAACTCCAACCGATGACCTGACGAAGTACCTTGGCAGTAGCGGCGCGTTCACAGAGCATCCGATTGTTCTCACGTGTACGTATGGCGCATCGACTACGTTGCGTTCAATCGCATTCACGATGACAAACGCCAACTATGGCGAGGGTGCTGCGACGCGCGACATGGGCAGTGGTTTGTATCAGTTGACGTTTAGCGGCCGCGCTATGTACAACACAACTGACTCTGGACCAATCAAGGTAGTCTTGAACAACGCACAATCAACTGCGTACTAACAGGAGAGCGTATGTCGTACAACAAGAAGCCAGTCACGAAACGGATTGCACTTAGTGCTTGTGATGAACCAGACTTCTACATCGAAGTGGCTCATCCAGAAAGCATGAAGTGGAAAGTAAAGTCTCAACTGATTGCCGCAGCACAACGGCAAGACTTGGATGACGTTACACGTAGCCTTTATCAGATGGTTGCGCTGATCGTTGACTGGAACTTGTTGGACGCAGATACAGACGAACGTCTACCAGTTAGCGTAGAAGCGTTTGATCGTGTTCCGTCACACGTAGTGGAATGTATTGTCAGCGAGGTTGGACAACTCTTCAACGTACCCAAAAGCGGAGCGTGAACGTCTATTCGCATGGGTGGAGGGACATAAAGTCAACCCACCCAGTTGGGTGCCAGACGCCATACTAATGCGCAAGTATGGCTACACGCCTAAACAAGTGTTGCGACTACCGCCACTATGGCGTGAGCGTCTACTGTTACTTGAGAGTTATGAGTCACAAGTTCAACAAGAACGATCACGCAAGGCTAAACAGAAAGCACGCTGATGGCCGGTAACGCTGGTGGTGTCATTCGCATCACTGCTGTCGCAGACGATAAAGCAACAGGACCACTTTCTAAACTACAAGGCAAAGTAGAAGAGTTGCAGCGTGGCTTCGATGACGCTACCGGAGCTGTTAGCGATGCCGCAAAGTCTTTTCTTGGTTTAGGTGGCGCATCCCTTACCGTTGCTGCTGGTATCGGTGTTGTCGTTGCCGCTATTAGTGCCGCTGCTATTGGCTTTAGTCAGTATGCCAGTGAGGCAATAAAAGCGGCTGACGACAATCGTAAACTATCGAAAAGTTTCAAGGCACTTATTAGCGATACACAAAAAACAGACGAAACATTAGAAGCACTACAAGACTTTGCTGGCTTTACAGCATTCAAGTCAGACGATATCAAAGAAGTTGCGTTAGGTTTACTTCAGGCTGGTGTGGCCGCTGACGAACTCATACCAACACTCGCTGGACTAGGTGGTGCCGCACAAGGCAATACAGATAACCTAAAAGCATTAGCGTCGCAGTTTCAGACTTTAGCAGACACTCCGAAAGCAACAGTAAAGTCTTTGCGTGGGTTTGCTACTAATGGAGTGGATGCCTTACAACTACTCGCAGAGGCAACAAACCAAACTAAAGAACAGTTGATCAATAACTTCAACTCAATGAATATGAGCGGTGCCGATGCCGCTAGACTACTGCTTGCAAAGTCTGCTGAAAAGTTTGGCAGCGCAATGTTGCAGGATGTTGAGAATATCGACAACCTACTCGCTAGGGCAGCCGATAGCGCAGGTAATGCGCAAGAAGCACTTGGTAATGCGCTCGAACCATTACGCAAGGTATCGCTAAAAGCACAAGTTGACTACTTCAATGGCTTGACGCAGTTCTTCAAGGATACGTTCGACAACCCTATATTCGCGCGTTTGTTCGGGCAAGATGGTTCCGTTAGTCAAGCGATATCGAATATCAGCGAGATGATGGGACCAGTTATGCGTGTCCTTGGTCAACTCGGTGTCGCAGTCGCTGTCGTACTCGGTCACGTGATGTCTATATTAGGCGTTGTCGCTAAGATGCTCACGCCGCTATTCAAGGGTATAGAGAAAGCAGTACAGCCAGCATTTGAAGTCTTCATGGAACTATTTGACTTGTTCCAAGCGATCTATGAGATTGTGATTGAAGCGGCATCTGCGTTTAGTGAGCTACTTACACCTATATTCGGTGTTGTTGGTGAGTTCAACATTCTATCGACAGCGCTACGTTTCATCGCATCGATGCTTCGTACCGCAACCGAATACCTGCGCGCATTCGGCAAACTACTCAAGCCATTATGGGACTGGTTGCGATCAGTAGCGAATATCGTCAAGGATGCGGCTGACGGTATTCGTACCTTCTTCGCATCGCTTGGACTTGGTCCAAAAGCAGGTGCCGATGGCGCAACTGGTTCAGACTTCTTCAAGGATGCGCTACTGAACTTGATCCCAGTTATTGGACCAGTCATTACATTAGTACAAACATTGTTAGAGAAGTTGGGCTTGATACCGCCAGTTAAGAAGGTGGATGTTCAGGTCAACGTACCTAACCTCGGTGACGTAAACGCAAACGTCAACGTAAACGTCAATGCGCCTAACGTCAGCGTAGTCGACAACCTAAAAGCAAAGTTAGCAGAACTTCTAGACAAGAAGATCAATATTGATGTCAATACAGGGCAGTCGCAAACTAATA